GGTGACGAACCCCGCCAGCAAATCGCTAGGGTTCAGCCCGGCCTCGAGCGTTGTGGAGCGGGAGTCGTAGCGGTTGCTGCTGCTGTCGTAGACGCCGACATCCCACGCCTTCCCCGGCGAGCAGACCAGCTCGACGTTCCAGGTCCAGGTGCCGAGGGTCTCCGTCCAGCCCTCGACGATCAGGTCCAGGTCCTCGACGCCCACCTGGTCCGGCGGGTTCGAGATCGTGATCCGCGAACCGACCCTGACCTTGCACCAGTCCTTGATCAGCGACGTGTTGCTGTGCAGCTGGAGCTCGATGCGTGGCCACCGCACGTCGTCCAGCGTGCCCAGGTGCAGCCGCCAGCCGGCTTGGTCCAGCAGCTGGTCGTCGTCGGCAAGGTTGACGGTGGACTCGCTGGAGTAGACGCCGGACTTGGCGATCGACGTCGTGTCTTCCACGGTGGCCGAGCCGCCGCCGGTCCGGGTGAGGGCGACGCGGTTGATCAGCCGCTGGTCGTCGTCGGTCGGCTCGGGCGGCGCCGCGATGTGGCCCTGGTCGAAGTCGAGCGCAAGGATGGCGGACTGGTTGTAGCGGAAGATCCGCGTCTGGTAGCCCAGCCCGGCGCCAGTTTCGATCAGCGTGCCCTGATCGGCGTCCTCACATTCCCGGACGAGATCCAGGTAGGTGGCCGGCCGCTGCGCGCCCATCGCGGCGGTGGCGTCCGGATCGCCGAACACCCGCAGCGGGACACCCTCCTGCGCGCTGAGCCGGATCAGCCGGTTCCCGGCGGTCTCATCCGGGTACCCGTTGATCGCGTTGAGCATGTCGAAGGACTGCAGGGACTCCGTCACCCCGGTCGTGACGAACGCGTGCCCCAGATAGCCGCCGGAGTTCACCGTGTTCGCGAACGCATGCCACTTCACCGGGCGGCCCGCAGAACCGGAGAACGTGTCGGTGAAACCGACCAGGACCGGCGAGTTCTCCTCGTACCATCCCGGCTCGACCGTCCACGTTCCCCCGGACAGCGACACCTTCAGCCGGAAAACGATGTTGTCCCCGGGCGCCACGCCGCCGTTGCCGACACTGCTGGAGTAGATCGTCGTGCCGGTTACATCCCGCACCGTCAGCCGATAGGTGGTCAGCGACGCCAGCCACACCCACCAGTAGCCGTTGGACGTGAACACCGCCATGCATTCCCGCTCGGTGGCGTCGGCGCCGGCCAGGTTGCACGCCCACTGCCACTGCCAGCCGGACGTCGAGATCCCGGACGGGAACAGGCCGGTGATGTCGCCGGCCGAGCCGAACGTCAGCAGCCTGTCGCTGCCGCCCGGCCCGTCGGCCGCCGCGAAGGTCACGTCGCTGACGCGGGCCGCGGCGACGCCGGGGGTGGCTGACGACATGGCGGTCGCGCCGGCGCCGTCCTCGCCGCGCCAGTAGGCGCGCAGCGTCGTCAGGCCGCTGATCTGCAGATCCATCGGTGATCGCAGCGCCGACTGGCCCGTGCCCAGCCGCCGGAGGATCCCGGCGCCGGAGATCGGCGCGCGAACAAGGTTGCCGGACTGATCCCAGCGCACCGGCCACTCCGGCACGGGCGTGGTCGCGCGGATCACGTCCACCCGGAAGTCGTCGAGCGTCGCCGTCAGCGTGCCCACGTTCGTGTTACCGGCGACCCGCCACTGGAAGAACCCCGTCGCCTGGCCGGTGAGATCGTCGTCGTCGACCTGCGCGTTCCACGCCGTCGGCTCGCTGCCGCCGTCCAGCCACGCCTTGATCTGCAGCGTCGGCCCGATCGCCCGGACCCGCACCCGTACCTTCGTGCCGGCCGAATAGGTGAGCCCCGTGGAGACCACGGAAGTGAGATCGGTCTGAACGCCATCGACGGCCTTGGCGATCTTCACGCCGAGCGCGCCCGCCAGCCCGAATTCCAGGTGCAGACGGTAAAGGTTGCTGGAGTCGGTGTACCGGACGACGGTCGCGTCGACCCAGGCCGCGCCGGTCGCCACCGCCGACAGGGACGCGACGTGCGTGACGTCGACATCGTCCCCGGCCGCGTCGGCGAGGGTCGCGAGGGCGGCGGCGTTGGCCGCCGGGAAAGCGGCCAGTGCGGCGCTGCCGTTCGTCGACCAGATCGACGCCGAGGTTACCGCCCAGGTCAGGCCGGAGTCCGGCTCGGTGCCGAGTCCGTTGCTGGTCGTGCGGGCGAACGCGTCGTTGATCCGGGTCACCCGCGCCTGGATGGGGCTGCCCTTGTCCAGCAGCCCGTACATGCTGCCGAGCGGGTTGGTCCGGCAGTAGTTCCCGCTGGAGTTGTCGACCGTGACGCCCATGCCGGTGGCGTCGACGCGGCTGCCCTCGTCGCGGCGGCCGGCCTGGATGGAGATCGCGCCGTCCGCCTCGCGCAGGTCGGCGGTGATGTCCGAGAAATTCCAGAGGCTCGGATCGGAAGGATCGGCGCCGGCCGCCAGGCCCAGGACCGCGGGCAGCGGGATTTGCGGGAACGACGCCATCGGCTAGGCCAGCAGCTGCTTGACGTCGGCACGGAACGACGGATTGACCCGCAGCAGCTTCAGCAGGGCGGTCGCCATGACGCTGTCCGCGTTCCGGGCGATCCCGATGGTCAGGGTCGGGCTGCCACCGCCCGCACCCATACCTCCGCCGCCGCCGCCGGCCTGGCTGATCGACGGGATGATCGTGCCGTTCTGGTTGGGCACGAACACCTCCGGCCGCTTCTCGCCGACGATGTACGCCTTGCCCGCGGTCACCGGGCCGCCGGCGGCGCGGTATCCGCCGATGCGGTGCCCTAGGTTGTCCAGGCGCTCGGTGCCCGTCACCGAGACGTGCACCGTGATCGTCTTGCCGTGGACACCGCCGATAGAGCCCTTGAGCGCGGCGATACGGGCCTCGGCGTCGTGGGTGTTCGCGTAGAAATTCGTGCGCTTGTTCGCCGGGATCAGGCCCAGCTCGGTGGCCAGCGCCTCGGCCTCGCCCTTCGTCCGCGTGAACTGGCCGGCCAGGCGGACAAACGCGGCCCGGTTCTGCTCGGCGACCTTCTGCGCGCCGGCACCCTCGCCGTTGACCTTGACGTAGGCGTCGTAAGTGGCCACGAGCTTCTCCGCCACCCCGGACAGGGCCTTGCGATTGTCGCGGCCCTTCTGCGTGTTGACGTCGAGCGTCTTGCCGTTCTTCTCTGCGGCCTTCTCCGCGTCGGCGAAGGCCTGGGCGACGTCGGTCTGCGAGTCGTACAGACTGCGGCCCTTGCTGGCGGCGTCGTCCATCGCGTCGGCGTAGGTCTGCATCTGCTGTCCGGCTTTGCCGGCCGCCTCGGCCTCGGACAGCGTGGTCTTGGCCAGCGTCTCCTGCACCGAGGCGAACGTTCCGGCGACGGTGGTGGCCACCGAGGTCTCGGCCGTGACCTTGTCGATCCCCACGACCAACTGGAAGAGCTGGTCGTTCGCCTTCCGGCTCGGCGCGGTGAGCCCCGCGTAGAGCTCAGTCAGGCCCCGGACCGCATAGCCGCTGCCCACGATGAGATCGCTGATGTTGTCCGACAGGTCGGCCAGCGCGACCGAGGCGGACTTGCTTCCTCCGGCGATCGTGGACAGCGCGTGCCCGGTCGCCTGGCCGACCTGAGCGAAGGTCTTGCCCAGCTGGTCCATGACGGGCTTGCCCTTGGTGACCAGGTCGTCGAAGCCCTTGAGGATGCCCTTGACGCCTTCGAGCGTCCCGTTGACCAGCGGGTCGAGGAAGCCCGACGAGCCGGAGAAGATGTTCCGGATCCTGCCGTTCATGCCGCCGAAGGCGACCTCGATTTTGCCGATGTTCTTCAGCAGCGGCTCGACGAAGACGTCGGCGTCCTTCTCCAGCTGGCCCATCAGGTTCTTGCCGAGCGCCGACCCGGCCGCCTTCACCCGCGGGTCCTTCGAGGCCAGCAGCACCCCGCCGATGACCCCGCCGACGCCGGCGCCGCCGATGATCGCCGCCGATGCGACGCCGCCTAACAGCGGCAGCAGCGCCGCAACGGCCGGGCCCTTCAGGGAGGCAAGGCCGTCGCTGAAGCCCTCGAACAGGTTCGTGTTGAACTTTTTGACCTCGGGCTCGCCGGGGATGAGGTCACGCAGGACGTTCTTGTTCTTCTTGAGCTTGTTCAGCTCGGCGTTCGTCTGCCGCATGCCCTTGGACAGGTCGGCCCGGTCGGCGGCCGTCTCCGCCTCGGCGAACGCGATCGCGAGCTTCTCCAGCTCCCGCTCGCACAGCTTGATCTCGCGGTCCAGGTGCTCGACGTGCTCGGCGGCGGTCCGGCTCGACTTGCCGTAGCGCTCGACCTTGTCGTCAGCCTTGTCGGCCTCCTTGCCGAGCTTCTCGGTGCTCTTGGCCGCGTCGCCGGCCGCGTCACCGACGTCCTCGAGGTTCTTCGCGGCGCCGCGCGTGGCCGGGCCGGTCTTGTCCCGGGCGAGCAGGTCGAAGATCAGCTGACGAGCGGTCACGACTCACCTCCCGTTCGGCTTGCGCAGGAAGTGGTCGCGGTGCAGAGCGACCTGGTCAAGGGTCCAGCTGTGCAGCTCGGACGGCATAACACCGTGCTGCAGGAAGAACGGCTCGAACTGCGCTAGGAGGTAGCGGACTCCGTCGCGGGCTCCGGCGAGGAGCTTGCGTCCATCTCCAGAACCTCGCCAGAGTCCAAAGGGGTCTCGGCCGGGACCGCCTCCCAGACGGTGGTGAACACGGCCACGTCGAACTCGTCCCAGGCGACGGTGTGGCCGGCCAGGTGCATCGACACCCACAGGGCGGCGAACTGGCCGATCGTGGCCCGCTCGTCGAGCTTCTCGAGCATCACGACGATCGGCATGCCGATCGTGTCCTCGATCTCGATCAGCCTGCGACCTCCGAGCTGGACCAGCGCGACCGGATCGAACGTCCACCACCGATCGCCGTATGCCTCGACGTCGGCCTTCGCGGTGAACCGCCAGCGCGCCGGATTGAGCTGGTCGAAGACCACGTGCTACTCCTCGCTCAGGCGTTGCGTGAACTCGTCGAGCACGACCAGCAGCTGCTTCTCGGCCTCGTCGGCCGCCTTCTTGGTGCCCCGGTCGTAGAAGCCGCTGGGGATGGACGTGACCTGCCACGGGCTGCGGCGGTGGCCGAAGACCGGGTGCCGCAGCCGGCCCGCGTTGAGTGACGGCAGGTCCCGGTTCTCCTGCTTGCCCTTGGCCGAGGTGGTGAGCCGCACCGACGCCTGAGTGCGGCTGTTGCGTACCGACCGGCGGTGTTTGAGGCTGCGGGTCAGGGCCTCGACGTAGCCGGACGGGGCAACCTTGGTGGCCTCGTCGTTGATGGCCTTGCCGATCGGGTCGACTGCTCTGCTGAGCGCCCGGGCCATTTCCCGGCCGAGGCCGGCGTCGCCCAGCTCCTTGATGTGCTTGGCCAGCGCATGGATCTGCGCGGCGCCGGAGATCGTGACGTCGAGGCCCATCAGGACGTGTTGCGGGCGATCCCGTCGGAGTCGGACAGCGGCCACGAGATCTGCACCGTCGCGAGCTCGCCGACGCCGTTGCCGAACGGATTGTGCTGGTTCGGCAGATACGAGCCGACGTACTCGGGGTTCGTCGCCGAGATCGACGCCGTGGTGGCCCGCGCCTTGACCACGACGGGCGCCCTGGTCGCGTACGCGGTGTAGAGGGTGACATCGGTGGCGCTGGCGGCCATGTCCTGGTTGAACGTGACGCCGAGCGTCGAGTCGCCGAGACCCGCGATCCGCGAACGCGCGGTGTCGCCGAACGCGGTGTCGTCCAGCGCCTCGTACTCCAGGGGCAGCGCGATGTTGGTAGCGAATCCGGACATCACCACCGAGTTGATCTCCAGGCGGAGATCCATCAATGCGAACGCGCTCAAAGCGGCATCTCCTTACCTGAAACCTGCGGTGCAGGCGATCGTGTGGGTGCCGGTCACGGCCGTGATGCGCAGCCGGTACCAGGTGTCGGTGATCGGGCCGGCCACCCGGGTGCCCCAGGTGCCGCCGACAGAGGTGATCGGGCCGAACGTGATGCGGGTCGTCGGCGAGCCGAACGTGTTGTCGGCGTTCGACTCGAGCACCGCGGTGATCGTGGTGCCGACGGCGAACTCGTGGAACACGGCGTACAGGTACTGGCCGGACGCGACCGCGCCCAGCTGCAGCGCCGTGCCGGTCGCGCCGGTCGCCGAGACGTTGGCCTTCGTCTTCAGGACCTGGCCGCGGATCCCGCCGACCGAGGCGAGGCCGGTGCCGCGCGCGGACTGGGCGGACAGCCGGAACGGGGCGATCTCGCCGACCGAGCCGAACAGCTGGTAGTTGAACGCCCGCACCCGATACAGGTAGGCCGGCGATCCCTCGATGCCGTCGTGCGAGTTGCTGACCGGCTGCGACGCCCCCGCCGCACCCAGCGCGGCGAACGCGACCGGGTCCACCGCAGTGGAGCCCGCCTGCCAGAAGCCCGCCTCTTCCAGCGTCACCGATTCCATGCCCGCGGCGCGCACGCGTGCGGGCGTGGTGTTCGTGCCCGGCTGGAACGGCGTCGCCTCGAGGGCGTCGTACTCCATGGCCAGCGCCGTAGAGTTGAGGTCGCCGGTCATGTCGTACCCGGCGAACCAGGTCTGGACGTTGTTGGCCGCGAACGAGCTCACGTCACGCCTCGGTGGTCCGCGTGGCCTTCGCCGCGGCCGCGGCGGGCTTCTCGATCGGCGCGATGAAGCCGGAGTAGACCAGGGCCGCGATGTTCGTCTCGACCGGGTCCAGCCACACCGACCCGGCGGAGATGGTCTCGCCGGTCTTCGCGCAGGCGATACCCAGTTCCTCCGGGTCGACTCCGAGGGCGCGGTGGTCGATGACGACGTTCCACTCCTCGAATTCGGGCGCGCAGGCCTCGACGTAGCAGGGACGGCACCACCGGATCGGCCGGTTGCCGGTGCCGATCGCGATGCGACCGTCGCCGTTTTCGCAGAACTTGATCTCCACGGTGGAGCCCTTCAGGTCTTGTAGGTCATGAAGCTGACGACGACGGTGGGCGACGAGCCGACGCCGTCGTCGTCGGTCCACGGCTCGCCCATGTCGACCGAGATCACCCGGGCCGCCTTGAGGCCGTCGATGCCGAGGGTCCAGTTCGCGGCGATGTAGTCGGTGATCACGTCGCAGATCGCCGCGGCTCGCGCCTCGGCGTCCTCGGTGGTGCCGTTCGGCAGGTAGACCCGCACGTGCAGGTTCAGCGCGATGTCCTCGGACCGCTTCACCCGGCCGCCGGCCGCCATCGCTTTGAGCTCGACCGGGCCCACCATCGCGCCGCCGTAGACGAAGCTGCGCATGATGTCGCGGGGCAGCGAATAGTGGACCTTCACGCCGGCCGGCATCAACGGGGCCAGGACGCTGGATTCTCCGACCAGGGCCGCCTTCGCGGCCGCCGCGATTCCGCTCACCGGGGCGTCCCGTGGAACATCGCCCCACGCTGCGGGGCGTAGGAGAATGTCCGCGACGCCGGCACTGCGCGGCCGGTCGACCCGGTTCCGGTCGAACGCCGGGAGTAGCGGCCGTACGCAGCGTCGACGGTCGGGACGCCGGTCTTGAACGGACCCGGCATGTCGAGCCGGAACGTGCCACCGTCGGTCATCGTGAACGACGACGCCCGGTCCGGCACGCCGGACTTCGGAATGTTCAGCACCGTCCGGAGACGGACGTACGCCTGCCGCACCAGGTCGGCCGGCGGCATGTCGAGGCCGTACTCGAACTCGACGATCACGTTTCCGCGGCCCTCGGTGAAGATGTCGCCCGAGGTCCGGATCACCGTGCCGTCGGAGGCGACATCCAGGGCGGCCAGCTGCCCGGCCGTGAAGGCGACGAACGTGCCGTCCGGGGCGTTGGCCATCTTCACCGACCGGATCGCCCGGACCGAGGCGACCGACCTGCCCGGGTCGGAGTGCTGCAGCACCAGCTTGTCGGTGCCGGTGCCGTCCAGCACCACCCGGTCATAGCGAGGCACGAACGCCTGGTCGCAGATGTTCTCGCACTCCACCTCGACCTCGAGGCGCCCGGCGACCAGGTCGGCCGTCGGGTAGTCCTCGTTGTCGGCCAGGACCCCGTCGGAGTTGCGGGCCTGCTGCAGCGTGAAGAAGAACCCGCCGACGATCTCCGCGTACGTGGTCAGCGACGTCGCCGAACCGGCCACCGTCGCCGACCAGGTGATCGTCAGCGCGGCCAGCGCGGACTGAGCGGCCAGCACGAAGCTGTACGTGCCCAGATCCGCGTGGGTGGCCGTGCCAGTGGTGACCGAGGTGCCGGCCGCGTCGACGACCGCGTACGTGACGCTGCCGGTCGCATCGGTCGGCACCTCGTCCACCAAGAAGGTGCAGCTGAGTGTCCCCGCAGTGCTCTTCGCGATGCGGGTCAGCGTGCTCATCCGGTCCTCACGTGCCCCTGGATCGCGGCCGTGGCAGTGAGGTGGATGCCCAGCTCGCAGCGAGCGCCGGCGGGCAGGTCGACGTGCTGGAACCCCTTGGCCGCGAGGGTGAACTGGGCCAGCACCGTGCCGGACGCCGACGTGTTGTCGTAGATCACCACGTCCGCGCCGGCCGTCGACGCGATCGAGAAGCCCCGGTACGAGCACGGCCCGCTGAAGACCGTGCCCGTCGCCGTGACGTTGATCGGCCGGGCCTGCGCGGTCACGTCAGCTACCGGTCAGCTGGTAACGGATCACCAGCAGGCCGTCGGGGATGACCAGGCCGTTGCCGCCGTGAGTCTTGACGACCGCCAGGTGGTCGTCGGCGGCGAGCAGCAGGTTCGCCGCCGTGGCCGAGAGGGTCATCGCCTCCGGCGTCTCGGCTGCGGAGTCGGTGGCCGCCCAGGTGCGGGTGGCCACGGTGGTTGCCGACGCGCCGGCCGTGTACCGGGTCAGCGTGTAGACGGAGTAGTGCGTCGCGTTGGCGGTGACGGCGGCGCTCGGCACGAAGTTCACCGACGTGACCTTGGCCTTGGCGGGCGCCTGCCAGACCGGCCAGTCGTCGTCGGTGCCGAGGGTGGCCTGGCTCGGCACATAGGCGGTCACCTGAAGGGTGCCGCCCAGCTCCTTGAACTGCATGGACGTCTCTCCTGTGGGCTCGGGCTCGAACGGGGGCGCAGAGGGGGCCGCCCGGGCGTTACGCCCGGGCGGCGTCAGATCACTGGGTGCCGCGCTGGAAGCCGCGGAACTCGATCACGGCACCCTTGTAGATGTGGCGGATCTTGTACGTGATCGTGTCCGAGTTGAACACCGAGCCGACGCTCGGATCCGACTGCGTGAACAGCTCCGGCTCCTGCCGGCCCTGGTAGAAGCCGAGCTCGATGGTCGGGCACATCGCCGGGTCGGCGGACACGAACCAGTCGTTCGCGTCGGTCAGGTAGTCCACGACGATCGGGGTCATGCCCTGGTGCAGGTTCGGGGTGTCCGACGGGCCGGCCGGCGTCGACGGGATCGCCACCGCGCTGGTGCAGATCTGGAAGGCCAGCTCCTCCAGCTCGTTCGGGACGATGAGGTACTTCGGCACCAGCGACAGGATGTTGCTGGTGTCGCCGTAGCCGGTCTGGTCGCGCATCTTCTGCCGTGCTGTCGACAGGTTCGACTGCGACAGCGCGGCTGCCGTGGTGTTGGCGTGCGTGGCGTGGAACAGCGCCACCGAGTCGTACAGGGTCGGGTTCGTGGCCAGGAAGTCCCACACGAAGTTGTGCAGGGTCCGGGCGGCGGCCAGGCCGAGTCGGCTCGGGATCTTCCGGATCGCGCCGAGGTCGTCGTTGGCGACCATCTCGAGCGTCAGGTCGTCGGTGCCGCCCTTCTTCTCGAGCGCGTAGGTCGCTTCCTCGTCCGTGGGCGAGGTGAGCGGCTGGTACGGCTGGCCCTGGTTGACGACCGGGATCGTGCCGTAACCACCGACGCGGGTGCGGCGCTGGGTGCGGAAGTCGTTGACCGGCACGATGTCCGAGACGATCTGCCGCCAGGACTGCAGCGACGGCTGGTTGTAGTCGGAGATCATCCGGCGAGTGATCGAGTCGCCGAGCACCTCCGCCCACGAGCTCGTAGTGAGCGACTCCGTCGACCGGTCGGCCGAGTCGTAGAGGGAGCCGATGGACTCGCGCATCACGACGCGGTTCTCGTCCTCACCCCAGGCCCGCGGCCGGTAGCCGGTGAACGCGCCGTGGGCCTGCTTGAACGACCGGAAGACCGAGTAGTCGCCGGCGAACATCTTGTCGAGGCCCTCGACGACCTTCTCCCGGGACTCCTTCGTCACCTGGGCGGTCGCGGTTGGCGCGAGCCCGGAGCGCTCGGCAACGCCGAGGACGCTCTTGAGCGCGGCGATATGGTTGTCGATGTCGGACTCGACGATGCGGTCCGGCAGCGCGGCCGCCAGCTGGACCGCGACGGTGGCCGGCAGGCCGGCCGCCTCGACCTTCCGCTCGATCATCAGGCCGCCCAGGAAGCTGGACTTCTCCAGGCCCTCCGGCTGCGCCGGCGGGGCGGCTTCGCTCGAGCGCTGGAGACCGACCGCGGCGAGGTCCTCGGGCGTGGCGGTCTTCAGCGCGGCGAGCACGTCGGTGGTCGTGACCACGTCGGACTCCTTGCTCTCTTCGGGATCGAAACCGCCCGCAAGGACGCGGGTGGCTTTGCCTCCGGCGGCGGGTTCTGCAACCACGTCGGCGGAGTTGACTTTGGTGATAGCCGTGACCTCCTGCATGCGGCGGCCACCGACCGTGCTGGCCTTCGACCGGGTCATCGCGTCGTGCGAGATCCCGACCAGCGGCGGCAGTCCCTCGTCCTGCGCGGCAATCGACGCGTCGAGGGCTTCGGCGGTGTGTTTCGCGCTGGGCAGCAGGTGAAGGTCGGCGTAGAGGCCGTCCGAGGCGGCCTCGATGTTGCGGTACGAGCCGACCAGCCCGGCGATCGTCCCGGAGCGCAGCTCCTCCACCGTGCGGTGGTGGTCGTAGGACCTCGCCCCGTCGTAGAGCGCGGCCGCCTCGTGCAGCACCTTCGCCGAGTACCGGCGCCCGTTCTGGCTGTCGCCGGCCTCGATGATCCGCACCCGGAAGACCCGGTTGCCGTCGGCGTCGGTGCCCTTGGCCTCGATCGCCCGGCCGGCAGTCTGCTCGAGCGCGCGCCCCTCGGCCACCTCGACCGACTCGGTAACCTCGTCCGCTCCGCCGTCGACCATGTCTTCCTCGTCGACCGCCGGCATGGTCGGGTCGCCGCCGGCCGCCGGGACATACCAGGTCTGCGCGACGACCTCGGCCGGCTCACCCAGCTCAGCCTCGCCGGTCGTGCCGGCCTCGGTGAGGGTGTAGTCGGCCTGCCAGGTCTTGCCGTCCCATTCGAAGACGACCAGGTCGTCGGTGAAGTCGCAGACCCACGCGTACGCGTACGGGCTCTCCGACCGGACCTTCGCCCACTCGGTCACCGCCCGGTTCAGGATCTCCCGGGTGTCGCCGGTCGACCGCTGCCCGTCGATCGCCTCGCGCGCCTTGCCCTTGGTCGCGGCAGTCTTCATGGCCGTCTTCACCGCAGCCTTCGCCGGGGCCTTCTTGGCCGGCAGGGACTTCGCGGCGACGAGCTTGGCCAGCAGCTTCGGAATCACCTTGCCGTCGGCCGGCAGGCCGAGGCGCCGCTGCGCCGCCTTGATCGCCTGCGTGGTCTTCGGGCCGAGCTTCCCGTCGAGCACCAGCTTCTTGCCGCGCGAGTCGGTCAGGCCGAGCCGGGTCAGCGCCGACTGCAGCTTCTTGACCCGCGGGTCGCCGCCCTTGCGGCCGTAGCCGGCGCCGCGGCCGGACTTCGCGTCGAACGACAGCGTGCCGTCGCCACCCGTGCGCTTCTTCTTCGCGCCGCCCGACTTCTTGGCCGTGCTCGCCTTGCCCGAGGAGCCGCCGCCGGAGGTGAACTGGCCGCCACCTGCGGCGCCGGCCGAGGCGCGCGGGTGCAACTCGGCCTGCCACGCCTCGACGTCGCGGTCGTCGTCCTCGTACCACGACTCGAGCACGGCCTCGACCGTCTCGCCGACCTGGTCGTCGTCGAGCTCCACGTCGTCGACCGCCTCGGCGAGCGCGGCGAGGATCTCGTCGGCGTCCTCGGGGGCGGCCTCGCGGACCAGTTCGGCCGCTTCGTCGATCCAGCTCACCGGTTGGACCGCCGATTCGGGGCGGCCCGCTTGGCTGGCGCCGCAGCCTTCTCGGGCGCGGCGACCGTCTCGGCGCCGTCCGTGCCGTGGTAGCCGTCCAGCATGGCCTGCTCGGCGGCGACGGGATCGGCCGGGTTGAACTCCAGTCCGCCGTCGTCGCGGATCAGCGTCCAGTTGCCGTCGTGGGTCTGCGCCAGCACGCCGACAGTGGCCTGCTTGACGTCGACGATCTCGCTTGGCTTCATGCCGAGCCGCTGAGCGATCTGCCCGATGTCGTCCATCTCTGCCTCTCCTCAGCCCGGCCCAGCGGGGTTGGAACCCGCGCGCTCGCCGGGCCAAATTCCGAAGACGGATTTGAACCACTGGCTCGCCGTCTCATCGGCGCGCTCCGGGCTCATGTACTTGACGAGGTGGTCGCGCAGCGCCGTCCACGGGTGCGGGCTGGTGGCCCACTTCGCCAGGCCCTCGCCCTTGGTCCAGTAGGACTTGAGCTGTTCGCCGCCCTTGCCCTTGCGGGCCTCCCGGACCAGCGCCTCCTCGACGGCCTGGGCCACGTCGTCCGGGTTCGCGTCCGAGGTGTCGAGCTCGTGCACGTAGGGCACGCCGACGTAGTCCTCCCACGCCTTGCGGGCCGCGGTCGCCGCGGCGCCCTTGGACAGCGCGCCGATGTTGACGAGGTTCTCCAGGCCGGTCGACAGGTTCAGCAGCACCTGCGCGGTGAGCTGCGAGTCCGAGGCGGCGATCTCGGGGCCGGTCACGATGACCGCCTGCGACGCCGGGATCTGCGTGACCGCGCCTGTGCGCGGATCGGTCGCCTCGACCATCTTCGGCAGCCGGCCCGCGGCGACCGCCCGGTCGACGGCGAAGCGCACCAGCTCGGTCTGCTGGGCGAGCCATGTCTTCTGGATGCCGCCGACCCGGCGCCGGACCGGCTCGGCCATCGTCAGCGAGGTGGCCCGGTTCGCGTCCTCCGGCTCGGCGAGCCAGGTCTTGGCCAGGCCTGTACCGGAGGCGATGTTCGTCAGCACCGACCGGTTCGCGGACGAGTCCTCGAACGCGCCGGTCTGCGCGGTCTTCGCCTCCCACTTGACCGACGAGTTGTGGACCTCGACCGAGCCGGACGGCGGCACGTGCGTGCCCTTCCGACCCTCGATGAACTTGTCGACCTCCGGCTGGCCACCCTCGACGGTCACGTCCCAGACGAGGTACCGCGACAGCGCGGTCCGGTCGATCAGGTTCGACAGCACCGTGTCGTACGAGTCCAGCCAATCCAGCACCGGCGTCAGGAAGGGCATGCCGCGGGTGTCGGTGTCCAGGGTTCGCCACGGGGCCCAGAACATCGCCTCGCCCTCGCGCAGGCCGGTCTCGTCGTTGATCCGCGCCAGATCCCAGACAAGACCCTCGTTGTCCCGGCCAGGAAGCAGCACCTGGTCAGGCCACAACGGATTGCCGAAACGACAGGAGACGTCCTCGATGTTCGCCGGATCGACCGGCGCGAACCGCACCACGCCCGAGGTTGGGCCGACCAGCAGCTGGTACAGCTTCTCGCCGAGCAGCAGCTGCGAGCGCAGCGACACCTCCTGGATGCCGCCGAGGTTGTTCGCCGGGTCGTCCCAGAACTCCTTGACGATCGCGCCGACCTCGTCGTTCGACGCCTGCCAGGTGACGCCCTTGTCGCCGACGCAGAACGCCGTGTACGTGTCGATGATCGCGGTCGCCATCGGGTTCGCCCGGTACGCGGTGACGCTGTAGACCCGGGACTTCTCCCGCGTCCAGTACGGCACCTCGCGGCTCGCACCGCGGGAGCCGGCCAGTTTGTACCCGACGTCGCCGTCGATCGGGTCGCGGCCGTACGAGCCCAGCATGCTGCCGGTCGCGACCACCTGATCGGCGGTCGCCTCGACGATCCGGGCAGCCCGGCGCGCCGGGACCAGCAGCGGCCTCATGCCGACTTAGCCGCCGCAACGAGTCGAGGCGGCGCTGCCGCGGTCTCGGCATCGGCGCCTTCGGCCGCAGCATAGGTCTGCGCGACGTACGACAGGCCGACCGAAATGAAGCCGCCGGCCAGCACTGACCACCACCAGTTCCCGGTCAGGCCGCCGACCGCGACAACGGCCGCGATCAGGCCGAGCAGGCCGAGCAGGTTGGCGACCAGCCCGGACGGGACCCGTGGCACGTTGATCCGGATCTCCACGAGTGGGCTCCTCACAGCTTCAGCCGCCCGGCCGGGCGGAACATGTTCGACGCCTGCTGCGGCGACGAGGGCGCCGTCGCGGGCCCCGGTGGTGGCTTGATCAGGTGACGCCAGCGCTCCAGGCCGGCCAGCGCGAGAGTTGCGGCGACCAGCGGCGAGATGTCAGCGGACGCGATCTTGCGACCCCACGCCCACGCGCCGTCCCCGAGCGGCCGGGTCTTCGCTCCGCCGAGGGCGACCGCGAGCTCCTTCTGACCGACGTGCGCCAGCTGGCCCTGCCGGACCGTGTCCGTGAAGCTGCCGCACGCGGCGCCGAGCTGCTGCACCGACGGCACCCACAGCTGACCGCGCTGCGGTCCCAGCTTCGGATCGTCGTGCGGCGGTGGCATACGAGGGATCCCGGCCTTCTCCATCGGCAGCAGGAACTTCCCGGCCGCCGACTTGTCGTCGACCACCCAGCACACCGGCCGCAGCCGCTCGGCCAGCAGTTTCACCCGTGGCAAGACCCAGCCCATCCCGGCGCCGTGGTCGAGAACCTTCACCCGCGGTAGGCCGTCCGGGGTGTCGCCGGCCGCCACGATCGACGCCCAGCCCGAATCGGGGGTGACATCGATCGCCAGCACCACGACGTCGCCGCCCGGCCCGTCCGGCTGGGTGAGCAGCTCCCATTCCTCCAGCGACGGGACGTTCAGGTCAACGTCCAGCTCGTTGAGGTCCCGGGAGATGTTCAGGTACGCCCGGTCGAACTCCTCCAGCTCGTCGACTGTCTCCAACTCCGACCGGATCGCCGGATCCGTGACCGTGTGCCGCCACTGGTTCGAGCACCGGCACACCCCGCGCACCGGCTCCGGGCACAGCGCCGGCATGCAGGTCCGCCACGTCTGCGGGTCGGTCCGGTCCTGGTTCGGCATCGCGCACCAGTCGAAGAACGCGATCGTCGACGATCGCCCCTCCTCGATCGCCGCACGACCGCGCGCCCGCATCGCATCGAACGGGATGCTCTTGCTCGTGCCGGCCGTCGAGAAGCGCCACTTCTGCGCGTTCGCCCGCGTGATCATCGCCGGGCCGACAGCCTGATCCGACCGGTAGTCGACCTGCGCGAAGTACTCGTCCAGGTTGGCGTCGTCGAGGGTCTTGCCGTGGCCGGCCTTCTCCGTGTTCGACAGCAGCCCGTGGATCGAGCCGTTCTTCCACAGGATCGCCTCACGGCCGTTCGCTTTACGCGGCCGCCACCGGCCCTTCAGCGCCCGAGCCGCGGCGAGCATCGGCAGGTGCTCGTCTTCCCACTTCTCCCGCGCCGCGACGCCCGTCTGCGCCCCGTACAGCAGCCGCTGCCGCGGCCACGCATTCGCCCGCCACACCATCTTCGGCAGCAGCAGCGACGTCTTGCCGGACTGCCGCGGCACCGTGCAATCCACGCCCCGATAGACCAGCAGCCCGGTCTCCGGGTCGACCTCCAGCGCCACATCCGCGACGTACCGCTGCCACGGCATCAACGGCGTACCCAGCGCCTTCGCGATCCGGGCCACCTTCGGCCCGTACGTCTGCCGGTCGAAGTTGCGCATCGTGCCCCACCGTGGCGGGCACGTCAGGCCGTAGTGCTCGTAGAGCAGCGCCGAGTCGGCGGGGGTCACTCTGGCTCGTCGAGGTCAGCGAATTCGTCCTCATCGACGTCCGCCGTGCGCCGGCGGCCGGCGGCCAGCTGCTCGATTGTCGCGCGCAGCTCCTTGGTCAGCCCGGGCAGTGCTCGATCGTCCCCGGACTGGTCGATCGCCGCGGCCAGCCGGAAGGCTGTCTCGACCAGCGTCGGCTCCAGCGTCGACAGTTCGCCCAGCTCGGCCAGATCGTTTCGGGTCACCGACTCCACCGAACTGACGATCGGCGCGCGCTCGACGGGCGTTGTCTCCTCGAGGCCGAGCAATTCCGGCACGCCAACACCCAGAGTGGCCGCGAGTGCGATCAGCTCGTCGACGTCCGTCCGGCGCTCACCGCGCTCCAGCTTGAGCAGGCCGCTCGCGAGGATCGACTTGCCGTGTTCGCGCAGCTTGGCTTCGAGGTCGCGGAACGAAAGCTGCCGCTTCTCCCGGAGCTCCCGCACGTTACAGGCGAGCCTTTCACTCGCAGTAGCCGTTCCCATCCGCGAACGCCTCCCACTTTCCGGCTCGGGGATGAAAAAAGGGAGCA